GAAAAGGGGTTAAATGTACCCTACCATCTTGATGATGTCAGAGAACAGTTCGATGATGCTACTGCCCTGAAAGCTTTTGACAAGTTGTTTATCAGAGAAGATGGGGAAGAACCTATGACCTTATACGATGGTAAAGAACTTAATGTAGATAAGATAGTAAGTCGTATACGTTTAATGGCTAAGACCCAAGGAATCAAGTGGGTTGTCTTAGATCACTTAAACCTAGTTATGTCAGGGGATACTCAGATAGATGAGAGAAGAAACATAGATGCTTTGATGACTAAGCTAAGAGAAGTAGTGGTTGAAACTAACATCGGATTATTTGTAGTCTCGCACCTTAGTAGACAACAAGGTACACCGCATGAAGAAGGTGGAACTATATCCCTTAATCATCTCAGAGGTAGCCAAGGTATCGCTCAACTAAGTAATATAGTTATTGCACTAGAGAGAAACCAACAAGCAGAGGATGAAGAAGAGAGGAATATAGTTACACTTAGGATTCTAAAGAACAGATACACAGGAGAAACTGGAGAGACAGGCTACCTAAAATACAATAACATCACAGGTAGAATTAGAGAAACAATAAGAGAACAAGGGGTGTTTTAATGACAACTATAGTGTTCGATATAGAAACAGATGGGAAAGATCCAAGCGTTATCTGGTGTATCGTAGCTAAAGAAGTTGGTCATGGAGAAGCAATCACATTCACTGGAGATGAGGTGCTTAACTTCACTGATTGGCTGGAAGAAGTGATGAGTTGTGATACATTAGTTGGACATAACATACTAGGATATGACATACCAGTAGTAAAGAAGTTACTCAGTGTTGATCTTAATGTATATAACATTAAAGATACCTTAGTTATGTCAAGATTAGACAACCCAAGTAGAGAAGGAGGACACTCGTTAAGAGCTTGGGGAGAGTATCTAGAGTATCCAAAGGATGAGTTCACTGAATGGAGTCGGTACAGTCAAGAGATGTTAGATTACTGTATCAAGGATGTCTTAGTCTCAGAAAAGACATACCAAGTTCTAGAAAGAAGAAACCTAAATACCGTAGCTCTTAAGTTAGAACATGATACCTATAAGATAACATCAGAACAAACCAGAATAGGTTGGGAGTTTGATTTAAGGAAGGCAACGAAGCTTATGGCTTCAATCAAGAAGGAGCTGTATGACGTTGAAGATGAAGTAAGGTCGGTCTTTATACCCATACTAGAGTTCTTACCCTTAACCATTCTAAAGATAAGGTTTAGAAAAGATGGAAAGAAATCAAAGGCTTACGTCAATCAATTAGCTAAAGGAGCTTATGAGCATGACGTACATGGGTGGGGCATGGACATCTACCCAGAGTTCAATCTAGGAAGTAGAACTCAGATAGCTAAACATCTCCAACACTATGGCTGGATACCTAAAGAGTTTACTCCAACAGGTAAGCCCATAGTAAATGAAAGGGTACTAAGTGGAATAGAGATACCTCAAGCTAAACTGATAAACAAATACCTAATGCTACAGAAGAGAGTAGGTTTAATCAGTAGTTGGATAGAAGCAGTAACTATAGAAGGAAGAATACATGGGTATGTTAACTCTTGCGGAGCTGTTACAGGAAGAATGACACATTCAAAACCTAATCTTGCCCAAGTTCCTGCGGTCTACTCAGAGTATGGAACAGAATGTAGAGAACTGTTCAAGGCAAAGAAAGGATACAAGATGGTAGGTGTAGATGCCAGTGGATTAGAGCTAAGGATGTTGGCTCATTATCTTGATGACCCTGAGTATACTAGAGAAATACTTGAGGGAGATATACATACTGTAAATCAGAAAGCAGCAGGACTAGATACTAGGGATCAAGCTAAAACCTTCATCTATGCCTTCTTATATGGTGCTGGTGAAGAGAAGATAGGAGAAATAGTAGGCAGTGGGGCTAAGAGAGGAAGATCGCTTAAGAGAGCATTTCTAAAGAACAACCCAAAGCTTAGAGACTTAAGAGAAAAGGTAAAGGAAGCAGCTAAGTATGGCTTTCTAATAGGATTAGATGGACGTAAGGTTTTAATCCGCAGTGAACACAGTGCATTAAATGCTTTGCTTCAGTCGGCTGGAGCGATAGTCATGAAGCAAGCTCTGGTTTATCTAGATGAGTATGCCAAACAATGGAACTTAGATTACAATATCGTAGGTAATATTCATGATGAAATACAGACAGAAGTATTAGATAAGGATACAATCAAGTATGGGCATCTAGCTGTAGAATGTATAAAGAAAGCTGGAGATACATTCAATATGAAATGCCCATTGGATGGAGAATATAAGGTAGGTAATACATGGGCAGATACACACTAGGAGGGTGAATGACACTGATAGCTTGGATCGTGGGACTTATATTAAGTCCATTATTCATAATCATAGGTTTAGTTAGTATGTTAATTGGGGCAATACATGGAGGAAGTGATGGAGAAGAAGATATATGATCTAGTACCTAACATCTACAAGGTACTGGAGACACAAGAAGCAGCTGAAGGCGTAGACGTAGAAGAAGTATTAGAAGACTTTGCAGTAAGCATGAAAGAGATGTTACGCAGAGTAATCACCAAGCAAGAAGATAAGCGTACACTGAGAATGTCTAACATAGGTAAGACCGATAGATACCTGTGGTTGTTACATAGACAGTACAAGCAAGAAGCAATGCAACCACACACCTTAATGAAGTTTCTCTATGGTCATGCCACAGAAGAATTAGTTCTAGCCTTAGTTAAGTTAGCTGGGCATGAGGTAACTAATCAACAAGCCAAGGTAAACATAAAGGGTATCTCTGGTAGCATGGATTGTTGTATTGATGGTCTTTTGGTTGACGTTAAGACAGCAAGCTCGTATGGCTTTAAGAAGTTTAAGGAAGGTACAGTAAGAGCTGATGATCCCTTTGGTTATGTAGCTCAACTACATGGTTATGCAACTGCACTTGGTCATACAGAAGGTGGATGGTTAGCTATTGATAAAGGCAATGGACACCTAGCCTTACATATAGAGAACTTCAAGTATGATGATCCCATAGAGGATCGTATAGACCATCTAAAAGAGATTGTAGAATCTAATATATTACCTGAGCAATGTCATCCTGAAGTTCCTGATGGTAAGTCTGGGAACATGAAGTTAGCTGTAGGGTGTAGCTACTGTGTCTTTAAGCAAGAATGTTTCCCAACACTCAAGGTCTTTAGTTACTCAACTGGACCGAGGTTTCTAACTACTGTGGTAAACTATCCTAAAGTTCATGAGATGTATAACTACTTTGACTAAAGAGAGATGACCAAACACTTTACCTTTAACATACCTCCAGTACCAGCATCACGACCTAGAGTCACAAGATGGGGTACTTACTATGCAAAGAAGTATACAGACTATCAATCAGAAATGGGATACCTCCTCTCGGACATGGAAGTCCAACCCTATACAGAGCTACTTGAGATTGAAGTTACATTTCATGTAGAGATGGCAAAGTCTTGGTCTAAGAAAAAGAAGAAAGAGAAAGACACCAAGTATTGTGACAACAATGCAGACATAGATAACTATATTAAAGCTATCTTTGATGCTTTGAATGAAGTTCTATATGAAGATGATAAACAAATAGTAAGAATAAAGAACTCTGAGAAAAGGTACAGTTCTACCCCTCGGACAGAGTTCTCTATTAGTGTGATTACTGATTAATTACCTGATTATAGTCTTACAGTTACCATACTCTCTAGTGACTACCCTAGTCGGTAAGGTATAAATCATACCGTCTATAGCCACCAAGAAGTCTTTGACCCTGATGGGTGTCTGCTTCATCCAGTTGCTATACTCTTTGCTACCTTCCTTGGTATATTGAATCTCAGCCTTAGCTCTATGAAAGTCCCCCTTAGTCAGATGCTTCCATGCAGTAGGAAACTTCTTATACCAGCTAGTTCCAAGTTGAAAGTTAACTGATACCAAAGCATCTTCAAAAGAGATGGAACAATAAGGAATAAGATAAGCTTGCTCTCTGGCTGCTGACTGAGCAACCTGAAGATCTTCTTTTAACCAGTTATCTATAGTAGTTATAACTAGGTTATCGCCTTCTTCAAAGAGACCTAAACTATATTCCTTACCTTCCAATAG